TGAGTAAGGTAGGAAGCTGATGCCACTAACCTTGTCGAACTTGTTGTACAACCACTGACCCACCTCTAGGAACTCGTCGTCTCTGTAGTAGCAAGTCATGGAAGGCTTGTGTTCACACCAGTAGTCCTGATACAGCTCCCACAGACACAATTGCTCCATGGCACCCATGTCAGTCGCTACTACAGCCTTCTTAGGAGACTTTATGGGGAACGAGAAGACCTTAGTAGTAGGAGAAGTCACGTCTATCTCCACAGGCACTCCAGCAGCCTCTAAGACAGCACACAAGGGATCTCGTGCGTCTGCTCTTACTCGTCGTACGTACTGCTCCGCGTATCTAGGGTGTATGCCTGACGCGCTATCCACCAACTGAGACACAGTACCGGAAGGCTTAACAGCAGTAATGGCAGTGCTAACATTGATGCCAAGGCGTACAGCCCATGTACGATTAGTCTTAATAGCTTCCTTCTTAAGCTCCGTGAGCCACTCCTGTAGTTCTGCACGACTCTTCCTCCCTGACATAACTGGATGATCCATGATGCCTGTCAGTGACACACCCAAGAGTGCTTCCTCTTCAGTGTTGTCCTTCCAGATCTTACGCAAGTACCTGAAGTCAGTCAGAGTCGCCTGTAGCGTCCCTAGGATGGCTGCAGACCTTACCTTCGTACGTAACGTGTCCAGTGTGTCCTCTGCTCTGACTACTACTTCAGACAGGTTACAGAACTGGTACGGACGTAGGATAATCTCTGAGCATGGGTTAGTACCGAAGTCAAAACTTGCGTCTCTACGTCCATTCTTCTCTGCCTGACGCTGACTTGCGACACGACTGAAGACACCTCTTTCGCCTGACCGTGACTCATACAGAGACTTCCACTCGTTTAAAAAGGCTTCAAAGTCAGGCTTCTCTGTGTAGCAAGCTGAGTTGTTAGCCAAGCCACGCTGAGGATTATCTACCCACCACTGCCCTGACTTAGCTCTTCTTATCCTGTCGTCGGTAAGATTACTGAGACTGATGAGGGCGCTACGTCTGACTCCTCCAACGACAACGATTTGTGCAATCTTACAGCAGAGATCGTGACACTCGATGGAACTAAGCTTTCGTCCAGCAGATGCTCGAAAGACGTCAACGGTGAAGCTAAAGAGGTCAACAAGAGGTTCTGGACCAGACGCTCTACCTCCGAAGGTCTTAAGGGCTGACCCTGCAGGTCTAACTCCAGAAACGTCCCACTTGGGTACTTGACCACTAAAGAGCATTGCGATAAGTTCCCGGTACGCTTTAGCCCATCCAATTTTGCTGTCAGCGACGTGTATAACTGTATCTGTGTCATGGAACTCCTCTGCAACCTCCGGTAGTTTACTAATGTACTGTCGTTCCACACTGAAGCCAACTCCAGTTCCGCACATGAGGACGTACATCATCTCGTCAAAGGCTTTAGGGTGGTCTATAGGTAGATAGGAGCAGTTAAACCCAGCTACATTGTCCCTGTCCAGAGCTTCTCCTGCAGTCATGAGTGCCCTCATGCTGGGCATCACGTCCAGATTGTAGATACCGTCGTAGAGACTCTTGGCTTCCTTTGCTGACAACTTCTCGCTGCTAATCCAGAAGTTCAGGTAGCGGTCCACAGTTTCCTTCCATGTTTCCCTGCGCTGCTCCTCTGGTAAGTAACGTGCGTAGCGACTCTTGTGTATGTATTCTTGATATGCGTCCATTATAGTTCGTATTCTCCTCCAGTTAATAGTGACATCTTAAGTTGGTCCAACACAAAGTAAAGCTCTAGTGGGTCAATGTTTGTCGAGACTACTACAAACTCCTCCGACTTGATTATGCAAAAGGCGTCTTTGTAGTCCTCTAGTTTCTCCACCGACATAATTGCGTCAAATACTTTAGGTACAGGTATCTTCTCGTCTTTGCCATTAAAGTTTCCCTCGATTACTTTCATTAGATGAGTTCCTTGATTAGTCTGTCTACGTACCACCTGCACTTACGAAGGTCCTCTACGGGTTTGCCTTTGTAGTGAAAGCGCCACAGGTACTTCATGGCGTTGCCTTTGAGGTAGCCGTGGAAGTCTTCTCTAGGCATACTTGCTTTGATTGCTTCGATAGCCTCGATACCACCTTGATTGTAGTGCGGAGGCTGCTCCACTGGGTCAGAAGTTTTGACCTTGTTCCACTCTTCAGGTGTCGCTAGGTCAATACTCATCTTCGTTCTCCGTTTCATCCTCTAGTTCCTCTGCAAACTTTTCTAGTCTATTGATTAACTTGTCTTCAAACCTGTCCAGCAGTTCCTCCGAAGTTATTTCTAAACTTTCCAGAAAGTCGTCAGGATCGTAAGCCCGTAGTAGTCGTTCCTTAATTTCTTCCATAGTCAGAGACATCTTCCATCAACTCCTCTACTGTGTCTAATGTGTACCACGCAAGTCCTTCCTTGTCGCACCATTGGGCCATCGTCATCGTAGCTCCTTTCCTTATCTTCTTGTTTGGGTTCATGAGTACAAACACTAGTGTCTGACCTTCTTCCAAACTGTCCCTGACACTCTTGTACTTCTTGGTGTCTCCTTCTCTGAAGAAACCCTTACATTCGACTAGTGTATTACTAGCGATGTGTACGAAGTCAGGTCTATAGTTTCTGTGTATTGTGTAAGGAATCGTAAACGGTTCGTACTCAAAACCCTTCAGTACTTCCGCTGTGTGTTCCTCGAAAACACTACGAAACTTCGATTTCTTGGACCTTCGGCTCATTGTGTACCTCTACTAAATAACGTGGACCTGATGAATATGCGAACCCTCTGACCGAAGGCCAACATTCCTTTTTGTAAGAGCAGTAGGAACATCCTACGGCGAGTTTCTGGTTGCCACTCTTTCCATCTGCGATAGGTTCGTAGCATACCTCTGGCGGCTCCTCCTGCTCTACCATCTTTTTTATGTGTTCAATCCTGTCCCTAATGTCGTAAGAAATCAGGTCATGGATAGGAGCCTGAGTGTCCTCTGTATCGTACAGCAGGTACGTCAGGTGTCCATTCTGTTTGTCCATTGCCAGCCAACCAAACTTAGTTTCGCCTTCGGAGTGCGCGTATCCTTTGATCTGCGCCACGTACCCAAAAGGATCGTCATAAGCCAGTGTGCCTTCTTTGAACTTCTTGAAGGCAAAGGTGGACGCAGACTTCACGTCAGTCACAACCCCGTCAATCTTGCAGTCCATGGACCCTTTGATACCGTTGACCTCACACTTCTTCTGCTCGTCTGTCACCTCGTGACCTGCAGCTCTTGTGAGGAACAGTAGTAGTTCTTCAATGATGTGTCCGTAGAGGAACTTGACGTACGTGTGTGGCTGTATGTCTTCACCTTTGTCCACATCGTTGTACACGTTCCACAGGAAGCGATCCTCACGCCCTATGTTGGACATACGTAGCTTACGTGAGTCGTCCCTTTTCTGTGTGAACTCTTGGCGCATGAGTACCTTCACGGCTTCACCGAACTGGTCTATACATGCTTCAATGTCCACTCCTTCTGCTACTTCTTTGGACTCCACAAGTTTATATATGTCACTAACTAAGTTGTACGTGCTTTTCATATTGTTCCCTTTAAATATTTTATAGCTCTGCTAAGTATATCTACACTGTCATCAAAACCTCCTAAAGACCTGTTACATTTATGGCACAGCCATCCCCTAAAAACATCTGTTTCATGACAATGGTCTATAACCCACGGACCATTCTTTGTATTTCCTTTTCCTTTTACCTCTTCTTCAGTGCCTAAACATATAGGACATGTGTATTCTCCTTTAGGCATACCGTATTTTTCTTTCAGAGATGCTCGTACTTTGCTTAGATCATTATTACACTTCTTACACTCAGGTCTAAGATAGTTACCGCCACTGTGTCTGCTAAAACTAGACAAAGGTAGAAGAGTTTTACATTTGCTACAAAACTTATTCTCATCTCCTATGTCGTAATGGTTATCTTCAAAGAACCCTAGTTGGTACATTAGTGTGTCTCCGACCATGTTGTTCCAATTTTGTATTCACCGTCCAGAGGACACCTCAAGTTAAACTCAATACCTGCAGCCTTGAGGCACTCCACTGCTAACCAGCCGAACTTCTCTGCGTCTTTCTCTGCTACTTCTGTCTGCACTTCGTCATGGATATTGCCTATGATCTTGTAGTCCAGCTTCCATAGCTTTGCGTAGTCGTCCAAGATCACCAGAGCTTTCTTCATTACGATGGCTCCTGCTGCTTGCAACAACGTGTTCAACGCTGAGTGTTCTGATCTGACTAGGAGTCTCCTTCCGTCGAGTCCTG